ATCCAATGGGTTTTTATTCCTCATGAGGTACCTTTGCATTAGCTCATCACTTTGTGATGTTTTATTGCATAAAGAAAACTAAACTTTATAAGTGGAAAGACTCTCCATATGTATTACTAGGTGATGACATTGTCATTGGCTGTGATACACTTCTATTGGAATATTTAAGGGTAATGGAAATCTTAGGTGTCGAAATTTCGAAACATAAGACCCATCAATCTCAACATACCTATGAATTTGCCAAAAGGTGAATTCATAAAGGTGAGGAGATATCCCCTTTTCCCATGGGAGGTTGAAAAGAAGTTTGTTCGAGATATAACCTTTCGGTTAATTTCTTACAAACTCTAACCAACAAAGGATGAGTTTCTACTGAAGGAATTGCACGTACGATTGAAACTTGGTTAGAACTTAATAACAAACCTAGAAGGTTTGTATCAAGCATAATAACCAAGTCTCAAGTCTGTGAAGTCATTACATTAGTAATGAAAGGGGAACTTAAAGGTGATGTAGCTATAAATATGCTATGTCAACTTAAAGAGAACCAGGACTTCGAATACACTTTGGAACCTGACCAAGGTCAGTATTTATTCCAAAGAGCATGTATAGAAGCCTTCACAGAATCTAATGATCCGCAGTTGGATAATCCAAAAGTGAAACCATTAGGCTTATATGCACAGAATCTTGTTATGGCCATGACTGGTGATTATTTCATTCTCATTGAGAATGGATTAATGCCATATATGGTCCCAACACTTAACGTTTATGGAAAAATCGAACAGAGTTATCTCGGTTTAAACCGAGAAGCCTGAGAGATTGATACATTTCGTCAAGGTGATTGGCCTCTATTAATGAGGGCCATGACTATACCATCTTCCGATGAGGTGTTCCTCGTCAGAAATTTCGATGTTATAGGAATGGCTTCAGCTAATGTAGGTAAGCGCATATATGCTAAGATTGACGAATTTCGCCAAATCAAGCGTATGTACCCTAATCTTTAAGTTTCCGTCGTATCTTACGACTGGACGCAAACCAAAATGTCCTAGGGC